AAAGGAGAATGGTTTTATGATATTTCACTTTCTGACTATCTAATACAACCAGATGTATCTAATTATAAAACTCTTAGAACACATAACAGGCAAGATAATTTTGTAAAAACAGTTGCTGGATATCATTTACTTAAAAAATATATTAAACCTATTAATGGAAGGGGAATTTTAGATTTTTCGGTTATGCCAAAATATCCTACTGTAACTGCCTTCAACAAGTTTAGTTTACCAGAAGATCAAACTAGCATTACATATAAAGGCCATATTTTAAAAAATTTACCTGTCAGAAATTTAGTTACAAATACTTATATACCTGATTGGGACTATGATTTACTTTTATCCCAAGATGGTAATATGCAACAATTTGTATTATCTGAGTTCGTAAATAACGAAAAAGTATCAATCTAAAGTTTTTGTTATAGATATATCACTTATGTTATTGCAAAAAGCATATGGACATGTAGTTTTACTCTGCGGTAAATTCCAATTACTATCTGATATATTTCCAAAGTTTACAGCACCACACCAACTGCTATACATATCTCCACTGGCGTCTATGTTGAGACTTTCAAATCCTAAATGACATCGCATACCCTGAAAACTGTTTAATTTTTTGTCTATTATCTGATGACTTTGAACATAAGTAGCAGTACCATCATCATACAAGAATTCTGTCATCCAAGCATTTGGATCAGGCTTAGGCTCTGGAAATTCTTCTGCATCTGGTATATTTAACTTTTCTCTTTCTGGTATAATTTGCTGTATAATGCCTGGCTTTTTTAACACTTCTTGCTCTTCTGTAGTGTATTGCCAATATGTTTCCTGCTTATTCTGGCGTCCTAAGAGCTTCTTATACATGGTTTTCACACATATACTTACCATGTTGTAATCATTATGTTTACAACCTTTAAATAAATCTCGTAATTCCTCTGCGAGTTCGCCCAATTTAAGCACGTCTCCGCCTATACCAGCAATGTTTATATCAATATGTACATAATCCTTTATTTCGTTTATAACTGCTTTAAAATGCTCGGAATCTTGTGTTAGAGGATGATAAGTTAAAATTACCTTGTCCATATAGTGCTTTGCTTTACTCCACCAATTTACTGTTCTACTTGCATTAGTATATACTATGCTAGTGCTATTTTGCTCACTTATTGTTTTTATAATGTCTTCAAAGCCTGGTATAACAGTAACTTCACCACCTATTAATTCATACTCTGTCTGTTTGTCTAATGCGTTGTAATGCGTTGATAGGCGTATTATTGCGTTTATATACTGCTCTTTTGTAAGCCAAGGCTTAGTTCCGTTATGTAAAATAGGAGGACAATATTCACATTCGTAATTACAAGAATTACCCATATTCCATTGTATTCTTATTAAATTATTGGTGTTCCTGGCGTGTGGGCCACGTACAGAAACAAGACTAGACATTATAAGCCTACGTTGACTGTTAGAGCCCCCATAGTAACTGTATGAGCACAGGTGGCTATCGAACCTACCATTGCTACTGGTTGTCCTTCAGCAAATACTGTTGTAGAGCACCCTCCAACAATAGCAGGAGAAATATGTGGTGCTTCTCCATGAGTAGATACCATATCGCCTAATGTTGCAATAGGCAATCCTTCTACTTTAACTGTCATGACTTTGGTTGTTGTGATAACACCAGGTCCTACCAGACTCATCTTTTTTGCTACTTGTGGCATAGTATTATTTATCTACTATGTTTCGCTATCTTGCAGTAATTTTAAATAATCTGTTGAACTATTTTCTAGTGCTATATCTACTGATAAGTATTGCTCTCTTAAAACAAATACTGTTTCTGATTTACTAGTAAAAGTATATGGTACTACTGCTATACTTTCATCAGCAACAACAACTAATCTAGGCCTATCCAATGTTAAAGTATGATTCTTTTCATCATAACCTGTAAGTGTTGCTATTAATTCAATACCTGCTGTAGTTTTAACTGATACTACTTTACTTAAACTTTCTTTTAATATGTCTGTGTACATTATAAACTAAAACCTTTAAATGTGCTATCGTCTACGTCTTGTTTGGTACCACCTATAACGTATGATGATATTTCTGTTTCTTGTGGAGCAACTTGTACTGATCCACCTGTAATCCATGCTTGAGTCCAAGGTAATGGATTGGTACCACTATTATATATCTTTTCCAAGCCCACGGCGTGCATTCGTTTGGCCGCAATAAACTCTACATATTGTTTTAATAGTTCAGCATTTAGTCCAATAATACTTCCATCTTTAAACAAATAATCTGCCCATTTCTTTTCTTGTTCAACAGCATCAATAAACATCTGCTTACATTCTTCTGCTGTTTCTTTTTTAATCTTGGCAAAATCTTTATCATCAGTTGGCAAAAATTTTAGCATTTGTTGTGTACTTGCTAAGTGAACATTTTCATCTCTAGCAATTAGTTTAATAATTTTAGCATTTCCTTCCATTCTTTTAAGCTCAGCAAATGCCCAACTACATGCAAACGATACATAAAAACGTACACCCTCTAATATGTTTACACTCATTAATGCTAACCATATTCTTTTCTTATGCTCGTATTCGTCATAAGTTTTATATCCTTTTTCTCTTAACAAGTTATACTCGATAAGTTTGTCATAATTTTCAGTAATGCTATCTGCACAATCACATATTTCCTGAATGTCTAACATTTCATCAAAAACTTTACTTGGGTCAGGATATATGTTTCTGATAATATGTGTATAACTTCTACTATGTATTGTTTCACTAAATGCCCAAGTTTCTATCCAGGTTTCTAATTCTGGCAGACTTACTATAGGCAGAAAAGCCAAATTTGGTGAACGACCTTGTACACTATCTAATATAATTTGTCTTTTTAAATTACTTGTAAAGATATGTTTTTCAAAATCTGTTAGGTTTTTAAAATCTGTTGCATCTTTGAGGATATCTACTTCTTCAGGTCGCCAAAAGAATCCTAATTGTTTATCAGTTAGTTTATCAAACTGCTTATACTTTAATGTATCGTATCTCTGCACGGCTACACCTCCAGCAGGATCTAAGAACATTTTAGCCTTAGTATGATGTGTTTTATTTTTGGTATCTAGTACTGTCATATTTTACAACTCTCGCAATCTTCTTCGTCTATTTCAGTAATGGCAAGTTCGCCTTGAGCGTCATCTTTATGTACATCGATTTCGCCCTGTCCGTCATAGGTGTTATTATAGTATAATTGTTTACCACCGTATTTATAAAAAGTCAGTATATCTTGTATTAAAACACTCATAGGAACCTTTTCATCTTCGTAATGCTCAGGATTATAACTGGTATTTACACTAATACCTTGGTCAATATACTTCTGTAATACCGCCATTATTTTTAAATAGCCCTGAGGGGATTTTTGGTCCCATAGTAAATCATATTTGTTTTTGTAATAAGGATATCCTGGCACTACTTGTTTTAATACACCATGCTTACTTTGTTTAATGCTAACAAAACTGCGAGGGGGCTCAATACCGTTCGTGCTATTACTAATTTGTGCAGATGTTTCTGCAGGCATTAATGCCATTAACGTACTATTTCTAATACCATGCTCTTTTAAACTTTTCCTTAATTCTTTCCAATCTAAACGTTCTTTGTGTTTAACTAATTCGTCAATGTCTTTTTTATACGTTTGATTAGGTGTGATGCCGTGTCCATATTTAGTTTCATTACTTTTAGGACATGCACCTTTCTCCTGTGCTAGTTCTAGACTTGCTTTAATAAGTCCATAACTCCAGGCTTCTGCCCATTCATCTACAAGTTCTAAATTAGGCTCTTGATATGTACTATCATTCTTTGCTAACCAATATGCAAAATTAATAATACCTACACCAAGTGGGCGTCTGTTCATTGTACTTAATTGTGCCGCAATTACAGGATACTCTTGGTAATCTAATAGTTCGTCCAATCCTCTGACTGCTAAATTACAGATTTTCTGCATTTCGGTTGTGTCTTTTACTACACCCCAATTTACAGCACTCAATGTACATAAACTTATTTCTCCTTCTGGATCATTTACATCTGACAATGGTTTGGTTGGTAAATCAATTTCACAACATAAATTACTTTGTTTTACTGGTGCTACTTCTTCTATAAATGCACCATGTGTATTAGCATGATCAACATTCATTAAATAAATTCTACCTGTATCTTTTCTTTCTGTTACAAAGGCACTAAAAAGTTCTATTGCAGGAATACTTTTCTTCCTAATGCTAGTCATACGTTCTGCTTTCTCGTATAGTTCTTGGAACTTGTCTTGATCTGCAAAAAATGAATCATAAAGTCCAGGAACATCTTGTGGACTAAACAATGTTATATTACCGCCACTAATAAGTCTTTCGTACATAAGTTTATTAAACTGTACTCCATAGTCCATATGACGCACTCTGTTGTCCTCTGTGCCCTTATTGTTC